ATAATTGTAAACAATTAGAAATTTTAAGTATACGAAAGTATTTAAAATTTATAAAATTAAAGTTTATAATAAATCAACAATGTCAAAAAGTAATTTAATTGTTGAACAACAAGATGCTTTTAAAAGCATTTTATTTAAAACAAAAAGTGAAGAACCATTAACAACTTTTGAAGCTGTTAGTAGTTTTTCTGAATCAAATAAAACACTCATTGGATGTTTAAAATGTTTTAAGTTCGAAAACTTAAGACAAGAATTTAATCATTACAAGAGGAAAAAAGACGAATTCAAAAACGACCAAGTTCTGTTAGAATTGGGATTTTTACAAAACTTGGCTGAAAATAAAAAAATTGGGATACTCCTAGAAGTAGTAAATTCATCTCAATTTGATGGGTTCTATATTTTTGGTGAAAATCCTATTTACAAAATCCGTACAGATTTTGAAGTTTACACACCATTCCAAGCTTTGCCGGATGAAATGTTAAGTGTTAGAAATAATCACATTAATGTAATTTCTAAGAATAATACTTTTGAGAGAACATTCACTCAAGTTAAAGAAGAAAAAGAAGAAGTAGAAAAGAATGTCACTTCTTTAATTCAATTTTTAACAGAACACTTAGAAACAATTTTCCCTGGGAATATAAGCTTACCTCAACATCTTAAAAATGGTGCTATATCATCTATTATATCGAGTTTAGTAGCTTGTAGTACAAGTACATTAACTATGATGTATGCTGATATGGGGGTAGGTCTTAAAATTTTGAACTCAACAAATGTTGTGTCAAGTTTGATAAACTTAGCTTATCAAATACACAACGTTTGTATAACTTGGAACATAAACTTTGACATAAAAAAAGTACTACAAGAAATCCCTTCTATGGCCACTAATATGTATAGCACTCTACAATCTAATGCAGCTAGTGATATATTAGCGCCAGCTATTAGTTGTATTTGTGCTATCATAATAGCAGGAAGTACTCTCTTTGGAGTGACTGATGTTAGAAATGTAATTCAATTAGGAAGCTTAAGTAAAGCTACTCGAACGCTTACGACAGATGTAAAAGAAGTTGTAAATTTTGTACTCCAAGATTTGTTTAAATTAGATTATACTGGAGATTCAGCTTTGTACAATGATTTAATACAAATGGCTAGAAGATCTTCAGAATTGATAGTGAAACCAGTGTATGAATTTATACAAAATGGAGAATTGTACCAAGAGCTTCATAACTTTCCTAATCAAGTTCTCGAAAAAGTTACAAAAAAATTTTCAGATAAAAACGCATCACAGGTTGTGATTAGCGCAAAAAATATGTTATCGACTAATTTAACCCAGATAACTGAATTAATAAAAGCTATAAAGATTATAACAGATCAAAAAAATAGGATAGAGACTTTAGCTGTTTTATTTGCTGGGCAACCAGCTGTTGGTAAAAGCTCATTTGTGCATTATATAAAAGATCATATAGCGCAACTATTACAGCTACCAAAAAAGATGTATAATTTGGACAAGTCTGGAGGTTTTTGTCTTCCTTACGGAGGAGAAGCGTTTGGACTTTATAATGAGTTTCTAGGTGCTGGACTAAAGAATGATGACTTTTTACCTTCTTTTAATAGTGTCATATCTGGAGATCCAGCTAACTTTGAATCAGCTCATTTGGCAGGAAAAGTTCAACCTGTTATGTTAAAAACAGTTTTCTTAACATCCAATAATATAAATCCCAATTTAGTAGGTCCTGACGGTATAACTTATGAAGCTGCACAAGCAGTTTGGTCTCGCACTCTTAGATTTGAATTAAAAGATCCAAAGAATCCAACAAGAATGTCAGAAAACCCTCATAGGAAAAAAGATTTTTCTCATCTTACTATTTCTTTTGTTAAGTTCAATGAATTTGGGCAAAAGATAGAAACTTCTGTGTCAGTTAAAGAAGTTATTCACATGATAGTTCAGCAAATGATAATACGTGAAGTAAATTTTCTTAAAACCCTAGAAGAATTTCATTTGCCAGAGTGTGAAACAAGAAAAGCATTTTTAGAAAATTTAATAAAACCTAAAGCAAATTCAAAGACTAAAGAGTTTTTTGTAGTGAGAATACAAGGAGCAGCTGGAACGATGAAAACTTGTTTTTCCGAACGAATGTCACAAGTTTATGAATCGCATTTAAGGATTCCAGTTGTTAAGTTAAAAAATTTCACACAAGAAACAGAGGAGAGAGCTATCTTCTTAGTAGATGATTTAGTTTTAACTTTAGAAAATAAAAGAGAATATTTTTCTTGGATCAATAAAATATCTCCAGGTTCTATAGTAATAATAGTAACTAACGAAGAAATAAAAAGGCAGAGTTCTTTGCTTATGTCTTCTATAGCTTGGGCTATAGGAGATAATAAACCTTACTATTATAAAGTGCAAGAGGAATTACCTTCTGGATATAGTCGGAGAATAGGTTTATCTGGAGTTGTGTACCATAATGAAGAAAAAATTATTAATCGAATAGACACTCAACACACAATAACGAGCGTTGGAAATTCAGGGTTCTCTTATCAAGGAATTAATTTGTCTGAGGACAATATTATTAATACAATCTTTAGTAGTTATTTAAACTTTATAAAAACTACGCAACAAATAATTTTCTTAGACACAACATATACTGGGTGTATAAACCCAACTATATCAATTGAAGCTAATACGTTGGAAGATTTGATGTCAACTTTGAATGATGTTGGTAAAATGTACCAGAGTTATACTAGAAATGATCTGCCTGTCAAAATAAAAGTAGATCCAAAATTTTCAAAAACAGTTTTTGGGAAAACAACGCCTTCTGAATGGAAGGTCCCAAAGAACATCAAGACTAGTGCAGAACTAGAAGCTCTTATGAAGAGGATGGTTGTGGGTTTATTAAAATTAAATCCAGCCGCTGAAGTGGAGCTTAAAATTAAAGAATTAGGTTCTTTAGTTTATACTAAAGGGATTATCTATAGAGGTTTTAAACCTCCATGTGCTTCAACTTTTACCTTTTTAAATGGTGTAGCTTATTTTATGGGAACTGCGATACAACCTGAGGAATATGCTCAATACATAGTACAAAACCATTTCTCAGAAAATTTAAGTCAAATTCCTTGTTTAGTTTTACAAGAATTTACTCATAAGTTAACCACTCTAGAAGATAAAGTAAAAATTCTTTATTCTACTGCCATAAAAATATTAGAGTTAGAAACTAGGATACCAACTCCTACTAAGATCTTAATTAATCAATTAAAGAAGAATAAACTTATTTGGATATCAGCAGGTTTAATAGCTGCTACTGGTTTTGGAGCTGTTTTACATAATCTGTTTAAGAGAAAAACAAAAAATGTTCATTCCAATTCCTGTGATGATGAAGATCATGCAATTAAAAAATGGCAAGATGATTTTGTAACTGCTTTGCATTCAGGTAATAGAGAAATGATAAAGAGGATAAGAGCGGAAGCAGAAGCTGAAGGTTTAATTCGCAATCTCAATCAGTTTGAAGCAGATATAAGATCGAACGCCAAACATAAAAAAATACCAACTACTAAAGAAAATTTGGAAATGGTAAAGAGAGTCTTTAGAAGTGATAATGAACAACTTATTTATTCTGTTATAAAAGATTATCCTGAAGAGATTTACGAATTGATGAAGACTCAATCAAATTCACTAACAAAGAAAGACGAAGCCACTTTTGTAACACCTACTTTATTAGATAATTTTAAAAACAAATTGTTACGAAATTACGTAACGATATCTACACAGTATGGTACGTGTTTTGGTTTGTGTTTAAAAGAAGACAAATTGATCACAGTATCACATATATTTAAGGATACAGGAGACAAAGCTATAGTTAGAAGTGATGGGAAAATGTATGAAGCTGAAGTATGTAAAATTATAAGGTCGAGAGATTTAGCCTATGTCAATGTTATAGACAAAGCTTTCCCACCAGCTAGAGATATAACTTCCAGCTTTATAAAACAAAAGATTTGAAGACACTTGTGAGTCTTATTTTATCAGAGTTTCACCAACAGACCCTCTAATAGCTAAGTGTGAGATAGAATATTTAGAAAGTTGTAAGTTTAATTTAACTGATACCGACAATCCTTTGATGGATTGTGATAGAAAACTTATAAACGTTGACTTTGCTAAAGCTAATTAAATGGATAGAATCATTAGAAATGGTGATTGTGGGTTACCTATCATAGGTATATTTAATAACGAGTGCAAAATATTAGGTATACACAATGCAAAATTTGGAAGAATGTGTATAACATTTGCTAGTTTTTGGGCTGAAGATTTACAAGTGGCTAAAGCTAATTCTTATGATAAAATAGAAAAAGAAAAATGGTTTGTTAAAAATTTAAACACACAAGAAACTATGGGAACCAATCCCGAATACTTTAATAGATTGGTGAAATTTGAGCCTACCAAGTTTTCTAATTTGAAACAAATTAATGTTTTTGCTTATAACTCTCATTTTAATATCTATAGTAATCCTACCCACAAGAAAAATTATCACAAACTAGTGGGAGCCAGAACACAATGTGAAACACTACCTTCAGCTTTGTGTTATTACAATTGGATGGATGATTCGAGTCTAATAAAAGACAAATTTGGTAAACCTCATACATTGATGACACAAGCAGCTGAGTATGGAATTTACACAGAACAATATGGGAAATGGGATAAAAACATTTTAACTAGAACTACAGATTTCTTAAAATTTTTAGTAAACAAAGATTTTCCAAATTTAAGAAAATTAAAAACATCAGAGATATTAAACGGAATAGGGAGATTAAAACCTTTTGATTTAACTACTTCTGCTGGACCATTTTTTAAATTGAAATATGGATTAACAAATAAAGAAAAAATTTTTTCAAAAATAGAAAAAGAAAATTTTTCTAGATTGATTGTATCTCAAAATGAGTATGGTAAAGAATTTTCAGACCAACTAGAACACTACTCAACTTGTATTAAAAACGGAGTACCTATTTTTGTTTTAAGTAAGGATAATGCGAAAGTAGAAATGCTACCTAAAGAGAAGGTTCAGAAAGGAAAAGTGCGGCTTTTTAATGAAATAGATGTAGCTATAAATGCTGTATTGAAAAAATATTTTGGGTTTCTAATCTCGCAAATAGAAGAAAAAGAAGATCATACCTTTTGTATAGGAGCTAACCATTATGTGTTGGCTACTATAATAATGAAAAATTTTGATTTGATACGAGGAGATATTCAATCCACAGACTATAGTAATTTAGACAAATCAGTTTGTAAAGAATTAATAGAAGCTTTTGTTGAAATTTGTTGCCAATATACAACTAAGTTAGAAAGACAAGCTCTTACAAAAACTTTATGTCATACGCTGCACACCTTAGATGGGCACTTATATTATGTGGACCACGGAAACGAGTCTGGAAGTTTTGTCACTACTTTACTAAACTGTGTGGTTGTATCAGTAGTTGACGTTTACGCTTTTATTTACGGATTTGAGAAAAACTTTAAAAGATTTCCTTCTAATCAAGAAATTTTTAGACTCATGAAAAGGTTTGTGTTAGGAGATGACGCAATAATCAAAGTAGATCCAAATATTGTAAATTACGAGCTTAGAAAGGAAGTGGCTAGCTTGTTTAATATGAATTTAACTCCAGCAAAAACAGACAGTAAACTCCCTTCCTTTTGTTCACGTGAATTCATCAAACATGCCAACGTTTATTTTCCTAGGTTAAAAAAGACTTCAATAACGTCTTGTTTGTATTATTTTGAGATTGAAACTAAAGAACAAATTTCTTCTAACATAAACGTAGCTTTATTCGAAGCAAGTTTGTGGGACGAAGATTTTTTCCTCGATATACAACATGATTGTTTTTTATTAGCAAAAAAATACAATATACACCAGGCAAATTGGTATAGTTATGCAGATTATCAGGATTGCTTACTGTATTATATAAACAGTGGTATTGGTTCTCCTACATTAACAGCTGTAGGAGTGGCTGAAGACAAAATAAAAAATAATAGTTTATATATTTTATATCAAACAAACAAAATGGACGCATCAATGGTCTTAAATAACTATATTCAAACAAATAAGTTGGAACCCCCAACTTACTTGTTTTACAAGCAGGGATCCGATGATAAACCTATTTGGAATGGAACAGTTGTATTCTTTGATGTGTTTAAAAATGAATTTAGAGAAGGAGCTGTTTCAACGACTAAACAAGAGGTAAAGCAAAAGTTATGCGCTCAATTGGTTGAAAATTTATTTAAAGTTAGAGGAAACTCTGATAAAAAACACCAATACAAAGGTTTTCAATTTAGTTTTATGAAAGAGAAAACTTCTAATTTGCATGTCCTCACTTTAGATTGTCAAGGAGTTTTGTTGCGCTTTACTCATAGAACACTTAACAAGTGTATTAAAGATATGGAAGTTTTTGTTGATTCAAAATTCCCAAGCACCACCAATGAGCATAAGATAAAGGAATTTGTAAACATATTACAAATTCGTTTAAACTTAATAAACAAACCAATCTGCATTTACGGAGGAGTTTTAAATGAAGGTTTGTATCAACATTACGGTAAAGAATTAACTTGTTTGGACATTGATGGTTTTGTTGGAACTTGGTTTCTGACAATGGAAGATATGAGTAAGGATCTTGCTCTTCAAGTACAATCTTATAAAGGAATAAAGAAGGGAACTATATCTTATTGGATTCAAGATAAGTTATATTTTGAAAATGTGATAGATGTACCAGAAATAGCTGTTAAAGCAAATTCTAATAATGAAAATTACAAGGTAAAAAAATATACTTTAAAAGGAGAAGAATATATTATTTTAGATCCTTTTGATAGATTTGTAAATGGAAAAAAAGTGAGTGCTCCTACAATAAAAATTTGTGCTAATTCTTCTCCAATGAATGTGGAATATGGCTCAGCAAATAGTGAAGCAGTGTATGCCTCAAAAGCTGCTTTACCCCACGGGAATGAAAATCCACAACCAACAGCTATGATTCCTGCTCTACCCTCTCGTGGAGAAGATATGGCAGGAGCCTTGGAACAAGGAATTACTGAAGATTTTAATCAGATAATGGCTCCTTGTACGCTACCTGTAGGAGGAATTACTATGAATATTTTTGATCTTGTGTATCAACAGAAGATGGATAGTGGAGTAGAGATAGTTACTACTAACTCAGCTCCTTCTGGAACAATAGTTTTCCAAATTCCATACGATGTAAACAGCAAATTTGTGAACAAATACATCAAGGCATTAGGTTCACTTCATGAAAGATTTTGTGGAGCTTTTATTTTTAGAATAGAAGTAATAGGTAATCCTATATATAGTGGAGCTATAGCTATAGGGTGGCTTCCCAACTTTACAGAAGGTTTAACAGTTGATCAAGCTGATGCAATGAGATTTGCTTATGTTTCAAAAGGAGTGACAGCTAATTGGACTACTAATTTTTTATTACACGATGCTAGAAAAGATCATTTTTATAGAACAGTTCAAGATTCCTCTGACGTGGCTACTAGGCCTCATTTGATAGGATGGGTTAGGCAAGGTATAGTTAATCCGTTTGGTGAAAGTGCTACAATAAGATTTAGGATAAGTTGTAGATTAGCTGGAAGCGAAAGTCCTGATCCTTTCTTATTTGCAAATCCAGTGGTAGCTGGATCTTCTAGCTCAGCCATCACTCAACAGTTTCAACCACTAACAACACTGTTTCCTAGTTTAACACATAACAGTTTAAAGATATATACAGATGGTACTTTAAATCATGAAAGTATTGTACAACAAGGAACAGCTTATTATCCAAATTTTTGTACTTTCAATACATGCATTAACAATTGGTTTGGAACTAATTTTGCTAAAAAGGAAGGAGGTCCAGTTATTAGCTGGCCTCAATCAAACGGAAAGTGGTACCAAGAAGATGATAAAACGTGGTCTCAAAAATTCTTACAAATAACAACAAATATAGCAACTGAAAAATTACAACAAATTTTTAATAATTTTGGTGTAACACCTGAACTTATTTTTATGGCACAAACTCTAATGCAAGATTTGATAGATCCCAAAAAATGGATTGGAAACACTTTGGTGAGTATTTCTAAATTAGTAGCTCCTGGTTCTATAATAGATTATGAAACGAAAACTTATCACTACAAAAGATTTGTTGAACAATCGTTTAAATTTACAACCCTTTACGGTACTATGCTTGTTAATTTAATCGAAAATTCTGTAGATCCTGGGACGGAAACGCAAACTCCCGATGAGTTTTTAGCCACTCCTTATAGCACCTTAGGGTATGGTGAACTGTTACCTACTTTTAATACCACTAATATAGAAAGTGATATTCAGTACCTCTCAGGTTCTGTAGATTATTTACCAACTGGCTATGTGTCTTTACAACTAACAGACGTACCTCCTTCGTCTATAACAATAAGTCAAATGAATTTACCCACAGCTTCTTTGAGAAGTGATATATTAGCTTGGCTTCAAACTTTTGAAACAAAAATAGGTGAAACGGTTGAATTTGAGTTTATAGATTTAGGTTCATATGAGAGATTGTTCGTAGCTAGATTATTGCCTGAAACTAATCAATTGGTTATGAAAGCTGATAGTGTAGATGTGTATAAAGTTCTACCTGTTAGTAATCAAAATATAGGAGTTAGATGGGGATCTGTTTTGAGAACTGCTCAATTTGCGGAAACCAACACTAGTAAGTGGGTCTCCCGAACTTCTCCAAATTTTTCAAAAATGACCAATTTGTTTAAAGCAACTGTTCCTAATGTACCTTTCAAAGCTAATGCGATGGCTGCTGCTGCAACTGGAGCTATAGCAGGCGGAGCTAATGCCTTAGGAAATATTGTTGGGTCTGGAATAAATGCTTGGAATTCAAGAGCTTTGCAAGAAAACCAAAACAAGTTCTCTAAAGAACAAAATGAATATGATCGTTTACTCAAACAACATTTACAAAGTCAACAATTATCAAACAATTTAAAATTACAATATTTAAAAAGTGGAACTGAAAAATTTATCAACAACAGTAATATACGAGCTGCAAAATTTTTACAAAATCAATCTTACATACGTGATTTAGCTAATTATAAATCTAAAGCTGACATTGATTTGGAAAACTCTTTTAAATACAGAGGATGGAGCAATAGAGTAAAATCTATGCCTTCATCTTACACACAATAAATTACAAGATTGCACCAAATTCTTGATGAGATGAGGTGTCTTTTTATTATTTTTATGCGGGTTTTATGGTAATAAGAAGGATATATTAATCAACATTAGTTTAAAAGTTT